TCACTGTAAAAATTAATGTGATAAATTAAATGTCCATCTTGGCGGTATAAAAAGGCTTGTGAATCTTGTGGATTTTGTAATGTTGAAAATAAAAAATCAATGCCGTCAGTTGTAATTTTTTTAGGCATGCCACCATCAGAAGATAGAATTATTGGGCCTGATTTTTCGTTCTGCGCTAACCAGACTGCGATCTCATCCATATAAGCCACTGTAGCAGGCTGTAGACATCCATAGTCGATATTAAATTGATTGAGGCGTTGGTATGGGAATAACTGCGCGCCGGTGTCAAACCATGCCTCAGTGACAATGCTGCCCATCACAAAAATCATATTGCCTTTTGAAGGGAATCTTAATTACTATATTGCATCGGAAGTCGCTTTTTTCAAAAACCAATATTATTTTGTGACTAAGAATAATGGTAATTTGTTTGTGTTTGATACTGAAATTACGACGTATGAAGACGTTGATAGTTTAGGTGATACGTCCATTAATGAGATCCCGAGAATTAGAACCTGCGCGAATGTCAGGTTACCTGATCAAGAGTACATGATAATTAACGATATTGGTTTTACTATTGAGAGTGGTGAAACTAATTATCAACAACAAAGTTTAGGTGAGATTATCCTCATTACTCAGGATGGGCACCCTATTGCAACCCAAGGTGACTTTCTAGGATTGGTTACACAAGATGAAAATCAGATTATTACCCAAAATGGTAATTGGATAGTGAGCCAGCAAAAAGCCGAAGGTGATCCTGCGATCCTGATTGCACAACAAGACGCTAATACGGGTACCAGTTTCTTATCGCTACCTCATGTTGATTTATCGATTTCAACGGACGGCGGAGCATCATTTGGCAATGAATGGGCTTATCACTTACCGGCGATAGGTCATCGTAAAAATCGCCTCATGTGGTGGCAGGGTGGCATTGTAAATGATTTTGTTCCTCAATTTAAATTTCGGGGATTGGG